AGTAAAACCTGCTCCTGGATTTGCAATAGTCCCAGAAACAATATTACCTGTAGCATTTGTTACTAATGCAATAGATGCATTGGTTGTTCCACCGGAAACTGTAATAGTTTCACCATTAACAAACGGTCCAGCATTTGTACTGATAACTAAACTGGTAACAGGACCTGTTCCATTACGTCTAAGCACCCAACCTGCATGGGCTGGTCTATTTTTACTATTATTATTGACGTTGTTGGCCATTTCTGTAGCCGAAACACCGAAAACACCAACAGCAAGACCTCTAACAAAGGCACCCGGTGTTGTATTGTTGAATAGTCCAACATCTACTCCGGCCATAGAACCAGAAGATGTATTACCGAAACTTCCATTTGGACCGGCAGGATTTAATCCACCCATAACAAAGGCGTATGTTCCAATCGGTGCTCCATTAGATGATTCGGCTGTAGTAACAGAATTTGCAGTAACTGCTTGATCGTTTCGACCCCAAGATGACATTATTTTCTCCTTTAATCTTTCTGATATTTATATTTTCAGTTAATTGTTAAACTATCTAGTAAGTATGTTGAAGCCTTTGAAATATGTTTTGCTACACCATCAATAATTAGAATGTGGTGATCCTTTTCATATTTCAAACCATGAATCTGACTAATTACTGACATAGCAGATTCATGATTATTAGCTGAAATTACGGCATGAACAAATGATGCATTCGGATTTGTTGCTACAGTATTCGCTACTACAGTAGAACTTATTGTAGTATTGGCAGGAATACTTTTTATGTAATTATTAGCAATAATCAGCATTTATTCTATCGAATCAAAGAAAGCAAGTTCAGCATCTGAAAATTCTTCAAATTGCTTAGGTTTTGGAACTTTAGATGCAATTTTATATCTGTTCTTAGTATTCAGTTTACCAGTTTCAGATCTAATAGCATTTCTATCTTCTTTCTTAGGAAGACCACCAGCAGTTTTATTAGTTGTATGTGAAATATTCTTTAAGGTTAAAATACGCTTTTCGCCAGTTTCATCTAGAACTTCTACATCCTCGGTGAATTTTTTTCCTCTGGTCATTTCTACTGCAGGTTTACCTAATCTTTTTTTGGCTGCATTAATACCAGTCAATCTTTTTTCTACACCATGTTTAGCCCAATCAGCTTCATCTTTCCACTCTTTTTTGCCAGCAGGACCTTCAGCAGTTCCGTGCTTAAATTTACTATTAGCGTTATTTTCAGTTCCTTTTAAATCTTTAGCCGATTGCTGTGATTTCTTAACATAAGATTTTAAAGTTTTATTAGAAAGTTCATCTAGAACTTCTACTTCTTCAGTAGCTCTAACTTTGGCACTAGCATCGCCTTTGTAATAATAACCTTTTTTACCAGTTTTTAATCTGGCAAGTTCTGCACCATCAGAATGTTTTTCATATTTTTCTATAGCACTATCATCTCTTTTACCAGACTTCAACCATTTATTTTTATAATGGCGTTCAGCCGACTTAGCAGCTGGGATATACTTTTCAAGTTTTCCCTTGGAAAGTTCTAGAAGAATATCAGTAATAGTATCTAGGGCTCTTTCTTCTTTTCTAAGACCACCAGCAGGTACTCTAGCAGTACCATCAGGCCCATCTAATTTAGATTTAGCATTGAATAAACCGTCTTTCATTTTATTTCTATCTTTTTGCTTTGTACCCGAGTATTTCATAGCACTTTCAGCATCAGATACATATTTCTTAAGCTTATCAACAGAAACTTCATCTAGAGGTTCTACACTTTCATTGGCAATCTTTTTCTTCAGTTTTTTGTCATCTTTATTATCACCGGGAGAACCTTCCCAGTCTTTAACTGACATATCATGCTTCTTAGCATTTTTCTTGTCATGAACTTCGTCTTCTTTCTTATATTCTTTTTCTTTAGACTTAGAAAGTTCATCTAGAACTTCAGTTTCTTCTTTTCGAAGCATGCCCTTCCAATCAGATCCAGCATTTCTTTTCTTCATCTTTTCTCGAAATTCAGCTACTGAATAAGTGTGTACGCCTTTAAGTTTTTCGCTATCACCCTGAGTGGCAGATTTCCAATCATTTACTCCGATTCTCTTACCAGTTTTATCTCTAGATATTTCGCCTGTCTTAAATTTTTCAATTTTTCTATCATCTGAAGTATAGTTAATACCCTTCTTCTCTACTTGAGCAGATTCATCGACCATCTTATTATTGAGTGGTGGTTCAATAATTGTCTTAGTCTTACCTGAAGACTTATTCATTTTCTTGGAGCGATTGTATTCAACATCAACCTTAGATAATTCATCAGTTTCTGTTTCAGTCTTGGCTTCTAGTACAGTTGATACTGCTTTAAGTAGGTCTTTTGGTAATCCGAATGGAGTCTGCATAGTTTTTTCCTCATCTATAATTTTTTGCTTAATTTGAAATTGTCTTTTTAATCTGCTCTTCGGATCCATCGGATTTTCGGCAGTCCACGGTCTACCAACATTAGTCGGCATTGTAATTGCTTTAGTATCATTCAATACTTCTCTAGAATCATTTTTCTTGATCATATGTTTGGCAGAATAAACAGTGTTTGATGATTGTGGATTATTCACATCAGCGCTTTTTCCCGGAGGACTAATAATAAATGAATTAGCAGTTTTAACTTTAGGCTGGAGCTGATCTTCAGACATCTTCTGTCCCGGTGTAGCATTCTTTAGAATTCTTGTTAAAGAATTTGAACCAATAAATCTATTTGATGGGATATCCGAATACAGTTCTACAATAACTAGATCTTCATCTAATTCTTTAGCATATCCATCACTTATAAAGGAATTTACTCTATCAAAACCAGACTGCTCAGGAGAATTATTAACTCGATCCCAATTATCATAGCCTCTAGTATATACTTCTTCAAGTATATCTGTGCTATATCCAGATTGTTTTGATTTATTATATAGTGCTATCTTAGCATTCTTAGTTAAAATATCAGTCATGGAGTTTCCCTTAGGCTTTCCGTAAAAATATAGGTCTGCCTTAGCCTAACTATACAACTGATATTTATATATTTATTACTTTATTGTGGTATTGATAGTGATTTCATTATTGGTTTGATTATAATTAACTAAATGCCCATGAAATTCGATATTTAAGTTATCAGTTTTCATTTCTAAGAATGCGGAAATATTTTTAATTGAATCATCATACAAATGTACTTCAGTATAATTATGTTTATCAATAAGTTCCTGAATTATAATAGTTTTAGCTATCGATGAATTAAGTTTTAGATTACCACATCGTCTAACATGGATTTTATTAATATCAATTCCAAAACTTTTCATAATATCTTTGAACTTCGGAAAGTCATCCATATCAGATCTGGCAGTGATTATTTCAACATGCTTTGTATTTTTTCTATATGATAGCATCTTATTGATCATATATTTAATGGGTTTAGCACTTTTATCAAAAACATTAGTAGAAGAAAATGTAGAGAAGTCAAAATATTCATCTATATCTAGTTTATAATTAGCAAATTCATGATTGGTAAGTATCTTCTTAATATTACCATAATTGTCTATAACATTAATAGTTAAAAGAAAATTATTATGAGTAAATAATGTCTCATCTAGATCAAATCCATAAAAAATCTTCTTTTTCAAATCATCATCTCCAAAAATCTTTCCAAATAAAAAAGGAACCAAAAGGTCCCTTAAGTGTTCCTATAAGTTCCTTAATGAACTGTTTTATCTAATTTGTATCTATTACCAGCTTTATCATATATAAATCTATCAGTAATTCTAATATTAGAAGTTGTAAAAGTTACATAAACTGAATGTTTAATGGGATATTGAGCATTATATCGCAGAGTATCATATCCTAATGATTTAAGTTTATCTCTGGCTTTAACCGTCTGAGTCATACCTCTAGAAAGACCTTTAAAGACTTCTTGCCCAGTTAGACGAGTATCACCAGTTTTAAGTTTAGCTATAACATCATACTTATCAGAAGATGCAGTAAGTAATGATGCTGCTCTGGCAAAATCTTCAATATCTCTATCTGATGAATAAAATTTACAAAGTTCTCTACCAGTAAATATATCATCAACATCAAAAATTTTGTTAATTTTCAGTTCAGTTAGCAGTACAACTTTACTTCCGCCTTTTTTATTAAACATGGACTTTGCATAAGTATGAGCAATATCCATGTTATCAGTAAAGAAAGCAATTCCACCATAGTTATCATTAGCAATTCTAGACTTCGATGGATCGAAATTATCGAATTCTTGATTTGTTCCATGATAAACTAATAGTGTAGGCATTTTACATTCCAGGTGCTGTGAACTTGGTTAGAATAAATGATGGAGTCCATCCAGCAAATCCGAATGAAATTCTATTCATTCGCCTAATCCACTTTCGGGCTTCCTCATAACTATCTTTCGAAAATAGAACCTGTTCAGTCATAGTCTCGAAGATGTTATATTTATTCTTTTCTTTAACTATCCGATATTTTGACTGCATTTCATTCATCCTCGGTTAGAAGTATCACGAATCTCATCCAGAGTCCAAGATTCCTGTAGATCTCCATTATGGAAAATCGGAGTTAATAGATCTCGATATGCGTTACCAAATTTGGGAACTGTTTTCCATTCATTTCCTTCACAAACTAGAGCCAATTCGCCTTTTTTAGATACTTTACCTGGATCGGTAATTGGATCCTTATAAACTTCTCTATCTTTGCCATTCACAGTTACTGAAGAACACTTCATGGCAAATTTCTGGGTATCTCTATTTACATTTTGTAGAAGTCCGCCACCCATACCAAATGCAATATTATCAGTAGCCCATCCAAATGAATTAAGATTATTTAGAATCTTCGGAAGAGAATCTACATCAATTCCATCGCCCTGAATTACTCTAATGCAAGATGGTAGAACCCTATATCCCTTGGTATTATAAGTATATCCAAACTTTTCACCTAGGGCTTCAATAACATTGATCGGAACTACCATAGGATCACCAGAATCAGGTCTAACCACTATAGTTGCTCCTGACTTAATCACTTCTTCCTTTAGAACTCTGCCCCAAATATTTGAAGCAGCATTCATAATATCCCACGAATCGGAAACAACTGCTACAATAGAACCAGGTTTAGCAAATTGCTTAAGCATATTTCTATAAGCATCTACTTCATGATCTCGACCCCATGAAGTCATTGTAGAATGTTCGGCAGCTGGAATAGAAAATCCTGCCATAGGATGATGATAATATTTGTTAGCTGCTAAAATTCCTTCAACTGTATCAGAACCAAGGAAGTTAACTAGATGAGCAACTCCACCAATTTCAGCAGATTCATGGGAAGAAACACCTCTAGCGCCAAAATCATGAAGTTTAAATGCAATTTGATCTAGATCATCAGAGGTCTTTTCCAGTGACTTCATGATAATTTGCTTACAGTGCCAAGAAACAGTTGCAACTGTAGTAGGATACCAAACAGCCCTAAGAAGAGCAGTTTCTAGAAATGATGTAAGCCACCAGCATTTTGGATCAGTATTAACGATCGTGAGTAGAACATTATGAGTAGAAACTACAAAACCTTCTGGAATAGCTTTGATAAGCACAGGAAGATATCCACCATGTTTATTTAGAATATAATCCCACCCTTCACGATAAAATGGTTCACCATGAACCTTCATAAAAGCTTCGGCTTCGTCGATATTTTCCTTAATAATTGGCGTAAGCCAATACTTCTTTAAGAACATCTGAAGACCAAAGAACAACGTTTTATCGAACTTTCCTCCTCTAGATTCAATATATGAATACACGTATTCAGTTCCAGCAGGGTATTGGTTCTGGTGCGAATACTTATATGAATCAGACATAAGTAGTAGATTTTCCATTTACAAACTCCTTGTAAGTTTTATTATTCTAGAAGTCTATCTTCTAGATATTTCCGGTTAGATTTTGAATAACCGAAATATGATCCTCAAACATCATATTATTCTTTACCATATTTAAAGGCCACCATCTAGCTCGTTTTGCATCATCAGATCCTTTAACTTCCGGCAATTTAACATCTGGTGGAAGTTCTATCAAGAATGCATGAGTAATAGTTCTGCCTCTAGAAGACCTATTTGGATCATCAAATACTTCTTTTTTCTTAATGGAGCCTTTCAAGACAGGAACTGGAACTTTAATTTTAGTTTCTTCCCTAAGTTCCCTAATCATTCCATCAATAATTTTTTCATCTGGTTTAAGAAAACCACCAGGAAGAGCCCATAAATCTTTACCTGGTCTAGCCTTTCTCTTGATTAAAAGAATATGGCCAGACTGAATAATACAAGCATCCACTGTAACAAAAATAGGTTCATATGGAGCAGAACTCCATGCCGACTTATACTTATCTACGAAAAGATAGTCTTCTGCAATATTTTTATATTCAGTAGTTTCCATAAACTGAAAAAGAAAATCCATTACAGCTTTTGGCAAAAGAACCATAGTTCCAAAATTTATATAATTTGAAAAATATAAGTCACGAATATTGGTTCCTGAAATATTATCATCAGATTCTACTTCAATAGAATCCCATTGTGGGAATAGTTTTAAATAAAATGAAGTATTATCTTTATTATGACCAATTAAAGCAATCTTCGGTTCTTCAAGTCCTAGGAAGAGTTTTGAATAATCCTCTACAGCATACTGCACTTGTTCAATCCAAAGAGTATCATTATAGGTATAATCCTGAATACCAGTAAACTGCATTCTACCACGATAAACTTGAAAAGTATCTGCAATCATATCAACCCTTTCATCATAAGTAAAAGGATTTCTATAACTTCTAGGAGTATCAATTGATCCGATTAAAATCAAGACATTTTCAGCTACTGCCAAAGCCCTTTCAATGACTTTCATATGTCCAATGTGAAAGGGTTGGAACCGTCCAATAAAAACAGCAATATCATATTTCTTCATGGTAACTCCTACCATTAATGGTAAGTAAATGATCTATTCATTCACTATATTATTTATTATAATATCATATCAAAATTTAAATGTCAAAATAATAGTTCTACTTATTTAAATCCACTAAACTTCTTTTTTTTCTTAGAACGTTCAGAATCTTCTTGACCAAATGGAGTATTATCCATTACTGGACCATCCAGAATATTTTCCTGCGCTGATTGTTCTACATCATAAAGTCTCATTTTAGATCTATCAATGCCAATAACAAATTTCTTACAAGTATTAATATCATTATAACGGTTCTTTAATTGTTTAATCATTACTTGATTAAACTGTTCAAGTTCATCAGATGTTACAATTGCAAACAGTAAGTCAGAAGTCGCTGCAAGTCCAAAACTTTCTGAAATATCTGTTATTTCTATTTCTGAGTTATTGTAACCACCCCTAGTTGATTGTGTAGCAGTGAAGATAGGAACATTAAATTCAACCGCTAAACCGCGAAGTTCTTCAGCTATAGTTTTAACATAAGTATATGAATTGACTAATGAACCGCTTTTTATTCTGGAAGAAGAACAAATATTCAAATAATCTATATAGATTATTTGTGGTATAAAATTTCTCTTAAGTTTTAATTCATTAAGTAAATGTCTAAAATTTCCAGAACCAGCAGAACTTGTAGGATATTCCTTGATAATTAACTTGCCACCAGATCGTATTTTAAGTCTACTAATTTTCTTTTCATATATTTCTATAGGTGTAGACTTCAATTCTAAAATGGGTATATCTAGAAGATTAGAATCAATTCTTTCAGCAATTCTTTCTTCTGACATTTCCAGAGTAATGTAAAGAACATTTAATCCAGCTAATAAATTGGATGCTGCAGAATGGCATAAAAATAAACTTTTTCCTCCACCAGTTCCCGACATAACCACATTCAATGATTTATTCGATAATCCACCTTGAGTAATAGTATTAAAGTATTCTAGATCAAATGGAATTTTATTCTCTTTTAGATGATAAAAATCAAATCTTTCTTTATAATTATCAATAAAATCATGACCTATATGGGAATCAAATGATACTGCTAAGGCATCTGAAAGTATTTGTGGAATAGAACCTTTAGATAATTGAGCAGTCTTATCATCTAAAATTTGAATAGACTGCATAATAGCATTATAGATTGATTTCTCTTGACAGAATTTTTCTGTTTCATCTAGAAGCCAAGCTTCCTTAATATCAGATACTTCCAGATCTTTAATTATATTCTTACAATTTTTAAAAGTCTCTTCATTAATTCCATTCTTATTGGATAGATCTATTGCTAATGCTTCCTTTGTGGGAAATGAATTATATTTCTTAACAAAGGAATCAATTAAACCGAATACAGTTCTATCATTATTATCCGAGAAATATTCATCCTTTAAGAATGGAATTACTTTTCTACCATATTCCTCATTATATACTAAATTAGCTAATATAAGTTTTTCTAGTGCCATTTAATTTCCATCTTTATAAGATTCATTATTTACAATTTGATATTGTAAAAGATCTTCCCAATTACTACAACTGGTTGGAACCCAATTTTCACAAAGAGTTCCAACCCAAATACCACCAAACTTTGATTTTCTGGAATTTAGACAATCACATGATTCTAATTTACAATTACCATAATAATTATCTAGATAACCCTTTAAATCTTCCATCAATTTTCCAATTCTCTGGATTTAGACTAACAAGCCATATTTCTAGACCAATAATATAAGTTAAATATGGAACTAAATAAAGTGGCATCAGACTTCCTCTTCGGTAGAAGCTAACATATGTCCACCCATTTTAAATTTATTCTCGATATACTTAGCAAAATCTGTGGTTTCAAACATTTTAGTCCAAAGTGTATCATTATCAATGATATCAGCCATTCTTACATTAGGAGCAAGTACTTCACCAGTACTTCTATCAACTACGGCATACCAACCAGTTTTAGGCTTAGCAAGATATCCACCTTCTAGGGCAATATCAACAAGACCGCTCCATCTATTAATACCGCCATCATAGGAAACTGAAATTGGAATTTTAGACTTCTCTTTAACAAATCTAGACTTTTCAACATTGATGACAAAATGATAACCATTAATACCATCAGCATCCTTATCCTGTTGTCTACCAATAATCCAAATATTATCAGCAGAATAGTACGATCCTGTATTATGTGTTACTACACCGTTCTCAAGTATATAATGCTCAGCATCTTGTACTGAAATATCATAGACTGGTTTTTTACCAACTGATCTTATAGATCTAATTTTCATCGTTTTTCCTTACAATTATCGTTGTGCCAACGTTTAATATTTCCAGGTACAGACGTTAACATCATCTCCAATGGATAAATTTTCAGCAGTTATCCATTTATTATCGATAATAAATTTATGATTATTTGAACATGTAACTATATAACCATCTTCAAATTCAATTTCATAACATTCTGGAGTACCATCTGACAAGGTTTCAGGATTCCATATATGTGTAATAAGTTTCAATCCATCTAAGGTTTTTACTAAATTACCAACATTGAGATTTTCTATAGAAACTAATCCATTATTTGTAATAATATTAGTACCTTTAACAACACAACCTCCACCAACAATCATTTTTGGATACAAACCAATCTCAGAATAAACATGATTCACAACAATAAGTGGAATATTCTTTAATGTTAGATGAGGTGAAATCATTCTGAATAATGATTTGAGTTGCTTTGCTCTGGACATATCAGCAACTGCTTTTTGATCTAGAGCATCATCAACTTCTTTCTTAGAAGCAAGATTACCGATAGAATCAATAACTATCATAACCTTATCATCGCGAGTCAGTTCTTTAAGTTGCTTCATGATATCGAATTTAAGTTCTTCAATATCGGTAATAGGTGTATGAATAACTGCATTCATAGAAATATTAAATGTTTCAAAATAAGACTTGGGTGTACCAAACTCAGAATCATAAAATAAGACAACACCATCTGGATATTTTTTCAAGAAGGCTGAAATCATCAGTAGAGCAAATCCAGACTTAAAATGCTTCGATGGACCAGCCAACATAGTTAAACCGGGTGTAATTCCACCATCAACAGTTCCAGACAATGCTACATTTATCATTGGAACTTTTGTAGTAATAGAATCTTTCTTATCAAAAACCAATGAATCTTGTAATGAAGCAGTCAGATCAATAGTACTGTTTCTAATTAATTTTTCTCTTAGACTCAATTATGTATTCCTCTACAAGTAACTGTATTCGGATTAACTTTAGTTGGGCAATCATTATGAACACAATATTGTGAACTAAAATGCGGCAATCCACACTTACTGCAAACATTGTTTATAGTTTGCTGTGACCAAGTATAATCATGTATCGGATGATATGCAGGTTTCTTAAATCCTGCTTCATATCCTTTATTCCATCCATCAGCAAAGCCACGTCTATATTCGTCAGTTTCGGTCATTATATACTCCTATTCTAGAGATCAATTGTCATTATATCACTGTGATGCGGACTAATCAATTTCTCTTTTCTATTATTTTTCATACCTATATTGGCTGCAATAAGTAATAATACTGCAAGTGGATCAAATACTGCTACTATGATTATAATTACAAACCTAACGGCTTTTTCAAGTTGTTCTGAATTTGCATCTGATCCATATATCAACTGAGCAATATATTTTAGAGGGCCAATTTCAGCTTCAAGTCTTTTAGTATTAGTTGAAAGCTTAATACGTTCTGTATTGAATACTGATATATTCTTAACATATTCATCTTTTCTAGAAACTAATTCATCTCTAGTTTTTCTCTGTTGAGTAGCTACGACTACAGATGTGGCTGCTTTATTTTGAGCAGTTAATGAAGCAATGGCATCATCTATCTGTTTTACTTGAATATCAATATTACTAATTTTAGATTTTTCATTATCTATCTTATTCTGGAGTATTTCTATTTGTCCAGAATCATTAGTACCAATATTAATAGTTTGTTCGATATGTGCTTTTGAAAGAAATCCAAAGGAGCCCATTGATGTAATGAACATAAGTACTATAACTGTAAATGCTAGATAGTATCTAAGAAGTATGGGTGTAATTGACCAATTATTATATAACCAACTTGCAGTAGTAAGCTTTCCCAATTCTAGAACTGTTCCCATGAAAACAATAGGCCAAAATGCTGAAGAGAATATTGCAGTTAGACCCACTATAGAATAGAAGCCAGAAACGCCTGATAAACAGAGTGCTATCAATAATGCTATGTAATCAATCATTTATATTAAAATCTAGAACTTCTTCAGTAGAATCACCTAGAACAGAATTCTCCTCAATAAAGGAATTCATCTTATCAATAAATGCTTCAATCTTTTCAGTTCTGTTTGGCCAATAGATATAACTCTTGTCTTTTTCCTTGGCGAGGTTTAATAGTAATGGCATGATTAAACCTCGCATTTTCTCTAGAATTTCCGAAGTTTTAAAAACAACCTTCTTAGTATTATTTGCATGGTGTTCTACTTGCTTCTTTAGAATTACTTCCTTTTTTTTTACATCATCCTCTGAAACCAAGGAAAATCCAAAATCATTTTCTTCATCTATATTCATGTTTTCTTTTAATGCTCCTATAAACTCGTCTGGTAAAATCACATTTTCTGGTGCAAATGTGAATAGCGGTGCTATCTCTTCATATTTATAACCAGCAAGGCCACAACCAATTGGAGTTAAATGAAAAGTATATTCGGGATGATCCTTGGCAAAATTGATAAAGGTTTTAACATGCCGATAAATTTCGTAAATCGGCAAAGTCTTGATAAACTTATCTTTAGTCGGAATAGCATAAGATCTTCCTTGCAGACCTTCTCCTACTCCATATTCTGCTCCAAAGTTGGTATAAGCATGTAGAGCAGCTCCTTTGCCGTGTCTGCCTTGCAAATTCGATGAAAAGCAGAAGATACTATTAGAATCTACCTCATCAGTTATCATAATATACCCTTTTCTTTCAACACTATTCTATCCCACAATTCTATAGGATATTTTGATACTTTTAGAGCAGCATCAAATTTTTCTTTATATCCATATCTCCAATGACCCTTAACTTCAATATACTTTCCTTCATTAATTAGAAAAAAATCTGGTCTGTAAGTCGAAATTTTTTCTTTATCTTCAAAACTGTAATTAATTTCTATTATATCTGTTTCATAAGTCCATAAAATATTATTCTTATCAAAATATTCTGCAGTTTTAGATTCCCATGTACTTCTAAAACATGTGTCCTTATACCAAACTTTTTTACAATGTGCCGGAACTTTTCCAAACATATTATTATCTTTACCATAACGTTTAGATTCTTCTTTATGGTGTTTACCGTAAAAACCGTTCTTTTCACCTTTATTAGCTATAGAAAGTTTTAATTTAGTTTCTTCAGTGTGTTTTCTACCTAAACTGTGTTCTGACATCAATTGTTTACTATATTCAGTATGTTTTATACCTAGACGAGGATGACCTATTCTTTTCCAGGTTTCTTTAAGGGTGTTGGTTCGTTTTTCTTTACTGGTTCTAGCATTTATACAATTGCTACATTTTAAACAAATTTGATGTGAATGTCGAAACTTTTTCTCTCTAATGGTCTTACATATTTTGCAAAAACATATTACAAGTTTTTCACTAGTAGACTTCAATTCGAGCGGATTATAACCAAATTTAACTATTGTTTCTTCTATTAAAATATTAGACATATCATATCCTTATAATATTGATATGTCTATTTATAAATATTATCCTACGTTCACCTTAATTAGATCCAAAAACAAATATTTATAACTGTCTGCCTGCCCTGTTTGAACCGAAGACGAAGATATTTTTACTATTTGGACCATCTATAAAATCAGATAAACTCAACTGAAGAATCCCTTCAATGTTGCTCTATGTTCTGTACTCCAACCAATGATAGAAGCAATTTCTTCTACAGGTTTAATAAAGGTTTTAGAGAACTGCATATCTTTATCAATATAATCGTCAATACCAAACTCAGATGGAATAGTATCAGCTGAACTGATTACTGTAGACTGAATTGGATTAGGAACTTTCAAATAAGCAAATTTTACTTTATCACCATCGGAAATCTTGGGTATACTGATTATATTATATTTATCTAATAGACTGTTGAAAATCAATGAACCTTTAACTTGTATAGGTGTACCTTTTTTATATATATCTTGCTTATCTGCATATACTGTCATATTATTAACACTTCTAGGGCTTGCCACTTGTTCAAACGTTAATGTGTCAAACTTTTCACGAAATTTTGCTACAAACTTATGAAATTCAGGTTCTGTTCCATTCAAAATAATCTTTAAAGCTTCTTTGATATTCTCTCGGCAAACTTGTGGAGTAGAACTTCTGACTGCTTCTAGACCAGTAACCTTGATAATAGGAGGATTATATTCTACACCTTCAATGTCATAGGCATTCAAAACATACATCTTAGCAGCTTTCCAGATACCTACATCAGCGATAGTTTCACGCTTCATATGCATCTTTTGCTGATAAGCATTCATATATTCTGCAAGTTCTTGATAAATTTTAGCTAGATAAGGTTCAATCTTATCTTGGGCAAACTGATCAAGTAGATATGAAATTTCTCTATCAGTTTTACCTTCACCAATTAGAAGAGCAACCTTTTCAAGTTCAAGATAGATAGAATCAGTATCTGAAGCAATTACATAATCAATATCATTAGTTTTAAGAATCCTATTCAAATATTCATTAAGTTTTCTTTCAGTCCACATAATTACTAATTGGCCTGAAGATGTAATACTTTCTGCGTAATTAAAATCAAACCACCTAAAGTACGGATTCGCTAAAGAGCCATAAAATGAATTTAATGAAATCTTCTTAGATAGTTGAAGATTATGATATCTGGAAATTTCCTTTTCATACTTAGGATCTTTTGTTTCATTAAACTTCTTCTTAGCCTCAAGCATTGCCTTCTTATATTTGACTCTATCATCATAAAGTTCTTGCATAATTGCTGGAAGAAATCCTTGAATATCTCTTCTATAAGTGCAACCATTTGCAGCATATGAAATTCCAGAGTTTTTATCAAATTGCTGCTTCTTAACTAGATCTGGAATTGATGTAAAATTCTCAAGTCTTTCAATAAACGTCTCTGGTGAAATATTAAATTCCATGATAAGATGTGGATACAGTGAATCTAGGTCGAAAGACAGAACCCATCTACTTTTACCAATCTTTGGCGGTTTAACATGTCCTCCCATTAGAGTTTGAGTTAAAGTATTCTTCTTAACTGGCGGAATTACTATTCCGTTATTCATCAAATGAGCATGAATAATCATATCAGATGGGCGAATAGTAGTTAATGTATCAGTAAAATTCACCTTAGCTGAATATGCAAAAGCAATAACCTGATCAATAAAACCAAGTTTATCATCAAGTTTATCAACTAATACACAATCTAAAATATTATAACTTATGAATTTCTGGAAATTATTCTTATAAAGTTCAAGTAAAGAACCATATTCAGAATAATCAAGTTTCTTTTCTTTTAAGACTACTTGAGCTATATAATCGAGCTTATATGATTCTGAATTGGAAAATGAAAACTTCCTATATAGTTGATAGTAATCTAGAGTAGTAATACCGACAAAAGTATAACAAACATTAATCTTATTGTGATATTCTACTTCATGAGAATCAATCATTTTCCATGGAGAAAGTCTATTGCAAGCAGAATCAT